CACCCCCCTCAATATAGGAAAGGCCCCCCTTGTCTTTAGGTACCATCCCCTTGCAATTTTTATTTTTTATGTGATATCGTGAGTTCCTTCGGTGCTTCTTGCATCTGCGACCAGACAATATGACTTTGCTTTGCACCCCAGACGTAGGCGTGCCATTGCCGCCGGACGACATCTCTTACGCAGAGTTGCGCGAACGCGCTGCTGCTGCATGTAAAACCCTTGAGCATCTAGCTGTAAATGGTTTACCGCCCGAATCATTTGACGAGACGCCATCTGACGCCGATACGGTTGCGGCTATTATTGATTCGTTTGCGGAAGATGAGGTCAAGACCAATAAAAGTCTCGATACGCAAAAATTCTCGGCGATATCCCCCGCTGCGGTATTCCAAGTCAACGAACTTCTTTCAGAGTTTGGCCGTGCGGTTGTTAAAAATGCGGTACAAGTCCGGCATTTAGTCACTAACAAGCTGCTGCTAGAGACGGAAAACCCCGATGCAAGGGTGCGAATTCGCGCTTTAGAGCTTTTGGGCAAGATGTCTGACGTAGGTTTGTTCACCGAACGCTCAGAAGTTGTCGTTATGCACCGCTCTACAGACGATTTGAAGCTAAGTCTTAGAGAAAAACTGCAAAAATTACGCTCTAAAGTCGCTAAAGAAGAGGCTTCTGATGCAATTATTGATATGCACGCCGATGCACCCCTGCAAAACATCGATGTTGATGCGGAATTAGGCGCATGACCCCGCTTGCGTTCGATGATGTGACCGATGCAGACATTGATCTGCTATTAGAGAACATCGATCAGCTTGATGAGTACGAGCAACAGGAAGTTTTCGAGATTGCAGAGACTCTGGAGCGCCGCCGCCATGCACAGGCATGCAGTGATGACCTGATTGAGTTCTGCAAACATGTGCAACCCGACTATAAGGTCGGTAAACACCATCGGATTCTGGCCGATCTGCTGATGCAGATTGCCGAAGGTAAAGAAGATAGGATTTGCGTCAACATGCCCCCTCGGCATGGTAAAAGTCAGCTAGTCAGTATCTACTTTCCGGCTTGGTTTATGGGGAAATACCCCACCAAGAAGGTTCTTATGGTGTCACACACCACAGATCTAGCGGTGGACTTCGGTAGGAAGGTGCGAAACCTCATCGATACAGAATCATACCGGCAAATTTTTCCTACTGTGAACCTTGCATCTGACTCGAAGTCGGCGGGTCGGTGGAACACGAACGTAGGTGGCGAGTATTTTGCTTGTGGCGTAGGTTCCGCGCTTGCTGGCCGGGGCGCAGATCTATTGTTAGTAGACGATCCGCATAATGAGCAGGACATCATCAACGGAAACCTTGATGTGTTCGACAAAGCATACGAGTGGTTTACGTTCGGTGCCCGGACCCGGTTGATGCCCGGTGGGCGCATCGCAGTTGTGCAGACTCGGTGGCACTTAGATGACCTGACCGGACGTTTGCTTAAAGATATGGCGAACAATGAGGGTGCAGATCAGTACGAGGTCGTGGAGTTCCCGGCTATATTGGACATCGAGAAGGACGGTGCGGTAGTTCAGAAGCCACTCTGGCCTGAGTTCTTTGATATGACGGCGCTGCTGCGCACTAAAGCGTCAATGCCAGTGTTCCAGTGGAACGCGCAGTATCAACAGAATCCGACCGCCGAGGAAGCTGCGGTTGTAAAGAGAGAATGGTGGAACACGTGGACACGTGAAAAGCCGCCGTCTTGTGAATATCTCATAATGTCTTTAGACGCTGCGGCGGAGACACACAACCGTGCCGACTTCACGGCTATAACTGTCTGGGGTGTGTTCTATAACGACGAGAAGGATGAGAACCACATTATCTTGCTCAACGCTATTAAGAAGCGCGTGGAGTTTCCAGAACTAAAGACCTTGGCCCTGCGCGAGTACAAGGAGTGGAACCCAGATGCGTTTATCGTGGAGAAGAAGTCCGCCGGTACGCAGCTATATCAGGAACTGCGGCGCATGGGGATAATCGTGCAAGAGTACACACCTCACCGGGGTACCGGGGATAAGATGGCTCGACTTAATTCAGTCGCAGATATTGTTCAGTCAGGTTTGGTGTGGGTGCCAGAGACACGTTGGGCCGAGGAAGTTGTGGAAGAGATTGCAGGATTTCCATTTGTCAGCCACGATGACTTGGTTGACTCAACTGTTATGGCGCTTATGCGGTTCAGGCAGGGCGGGTTTATCCGTCTGCCGTCTGATGCACCCGATGAAGAACGATACTTTAAATCGCACCGCAGTTCTGCGTACTACTAATAATTTATAGGTTAAAAAATGGCTACGAATTTTGACAAGTCGCTATATCAAGATGATCCGCTTAACATGAGTGCGTCAGACGGTATGGACATGATTGAGATCCAGATTGACGACGGAGAGCCTGATATGTCAGGTGATGTGACTATCGTGCTGGAAGAAGACACAGTAACCGATGGTGACTTTAATGCCAATATTGCTGATGAGATGGATGAGTCAGAACTTGCCTCACTCGCGGACGATCTGGACGAACTAGTAACGGCAGACATTAATAGTCGCAAAGACTGGGCCGATACGTACGTAAAAGGTTTGGAAGTTCTGGGTCTGAAGTATGAGCAGCGTACTGAGCCGTGGGACGGCGCTTGCGGCGTGTTCTCTACCGTGCTGACTGAAGCGGCTATCCGGTTCCAAGCCGAGACAATCATGGAGACATTCCCCGCTGCGGGGCCTGTCAAGACCCAGATTATCGGTGCACTAAATAAAATGAAGGAAGAAGCTGCGGAACGTGTCAAGAACGACATGAACTACCAGCTTACCGAGCGTATGTCTGAGTACCGCTCTGAGCACGAACGGATGTTGTTTAGTTTGGGATTGGCAGGGTCTGCATTTAAGAAGGTGTACTACGACCCGGCGCTAGGGCGTCAAGTGTCTATGTATGAGGCAGCAGAAAATGTTGTCATGCCATACGGCGCATCGAACATCTACACCGCCGAGCGCGTTACGCACATGATGCGTAAAACTAAAAACGATATCAGGAAACTACAAGTAGCGGGGTTCTACCGTGATGTTGAGCTTGGTGAGCCTGTAAACATTGCGACTGATATTGAGAAGAAGAAAGCTGACGAGCAGGGGTACTCAATCACGGATGATGACCGGTATCAGGTGTGCGAGGTGCACATTGACTACAACCTGCCGGGGTATGAGGACGAGGATGAGATCGCTCTGCCGTACGTGATTACGTATGAGCGCGGGACACAGACAATTTTAGCTATCCGCAGAAATTGGAACCCAGACGATGAACGCAAACTCAAGCGACAGCACTTCGTGCAGTACAACTACATCCCCGGTTTTGGGGTGTATGGCATGGGGCTTATTCATATTATTGGTGGCTATGCTCGTGCAGGTACTTCACTTATTCGTCAGCTTGTCGATGCTGGCACTCTCTCTAACTTACCCGGAGGGTTAAAGACTAGGGGGTTGCGTGTTAAGGGCGACGATACGCCGATTGCGCCGGGAGAGTTCCGTGACGTAGATATCCCGAGCGGTGCGTTGCGCGATAACGTGATGCCGCTGCCGTACAAGGAGCCGAGCCAAGTTCTGGCTGGTCTGCTCGATAAGATCACGGAAGAAGGTCGCAGACTCGGTGCGATATCAGATATGAATATATCTGACATGAGCGCAAATGCACCTGTCGGAACCACGCTGGCTCTGCTAGAGCGCACGCTCAAAACGATGTCTGCGGTGCAAGCCCGGGTGCACTTCTCAATGAAGGAGGAGTTTAAGCTCCTGCGCGACATCATCCGTGACTATACGCCTACGGAGTATAGCTACGAGCCAGACTTCACCAAGGACCGCCAGATCAAGCAGTCCGACTACGACATGGTGGAGGTCATCCCGGTCAGCGATCCGAACAGCAGCACGATGGCGCAGCGCATCATGCAGTACCAAGCTGTTATGCAGTTGGCGAGTTCTGCCCCACAGATATATGACCTGCCCCAGTTGCACCGTCAGATGATTGAGGTGCTGGGTATCAAGAACGCAGACAAGCTGGTCCCGGTCGAGGATGATGAGAAGCCGCGTGATCCGATCAGCGAGAACATGGCGATCCTCAAGGGTAAGCCTGTAAAAGCGTTTATCTATCAGGACCACGACGCACATATTGCAGCGCACAACGCGTTTATGCACGACCCGATGATTGCTCAGCAGATGGGTCAGAATCCTAAAGCGCAGATGCTAATGGCTGCTGCACAAGCCCATATAGCCGAGCACCTTGGGTTCTCATACCGCAAGCAGATTGAGGATCGGATGGGTGTGTCGATGCCTGAACCCGATGCAGATATGCCGCCGGATATGGAGGTGCAGTTGTCGCGGTTGGTCGCTCAGGCCAGCCAGCAGTTGCTTCAGATTCACCAAGGTCAGGCAGCACAACAACAGGCGCAGCAAGTGGCACAAGATCCCCTCATCCAGATGCAGCAGCAAGAGTTGCAGATTAAGCAGCAGGAAGTTCAGATTAAAGCGCAGAAGAACCAGACCGATGCGCAGATTGCTGAGCAGAGGCTTCAGATTGAGCGCGACCGGATTGGGGTCGATGCACATATTCGCGCTGCACAAGTCGCACAATCACGCAACAAATCACAAGGGGGGTAAATGGACGAGCGGCTATATAAATACTTGAAAGAGCGCAATCAGAACAGGCGGGAGTCTGTGATGGACTTCATGAGTAATGGTGGCGCTAAAGATATTGCGGAGTACCGAGAAGCGGTTGGAGTTATTAAGGGTCTACTCCAAGCGCAACAAGACCTTGAAGACCTTTTTGAACGAATGAAGGAACATGATGACTGACGCCGTAGATCTATCGCTTGTACTTAATAAAAGCGAAGAGGAAAAAGCTAAACAACTCCCGCAACCCAAAGGCTACAAGATTCTTGTAACTCTGCCCGAAGTTGAAGAAGAGTTTGAAAGTGGGATTCTGAAAGCGGGTACAACCGTATTTAGTGAGACTTTGCTAACTAATGTCCTGTTTGTAGTTGAGCTTGGCGACATGGCGTATACGGACCAAACCCGCTTTCCAACGGGACCTTGGTGCAAGAAAGGCGATTTCGTCATGTGCCGTGCGAACACAGGCACACGGTTCAAGATTCATGGCCGAGAATTCCGTTTGATTAACGACGACTCTATAGAAGCAGTTGTTGAAGATCCACGCGGTATTGGTCGCGTAAATTAAGGGGGCACTATGGATGACTATAAGTTTCCAGATGAAGTGGAAGTCAACGCCAAAGGCGACGACAAATTTGAGTTTGAAATTGAATCCGATGAAGATGATGTAAAGGTCGAGGTTATTGACGATACGCCGGAAGAAGACCGGGGTCGCAAACCGATGGCTGAACAGCCTGACGATGTGACCGAGGAAGAGCTTTCCAAGTATAAAGATGTCAAACTGCGTGATCGAATTGCACATCTTAGCAAGGCTAGGCACGAGGAACGGCGGGCTAAAGAACGCGCGGAACGTGAGCTTCAAGAGGCCGTATCAATCGCGCAACGCATCCTCGCTGAGAACGAATCGCTAAAGAGCAATGCGGGCAATAACCATAAGGTTATTCTGGACCAAGCTGCTACCGTAGCGTCACGAGAGATGGTGGAAGCTAAGCGTGCATACAAAGAAGCCTATGAAGCCGGTGATTCGGAAGCATTGGTAAATGCACAAGAAGCGATTACTTCAGCAAAACTAAAAGCTGATCGTATTGAGATCGCACGACAAAAGGCTTTACAGGAAGTAAAAACTCCTGTACAAAACGTACCTATGCCTCCGCCCCCTGCGAGAGAGGCACCGGTTGACGAAAAAGCTGTGCGGTGGAAAGACCGTAACGGTTGGTTTAACAGAGACCGGGAAATGACAGGCTTCGCTCTCGCAGTGCATGAGAAGCTTGTTGACGAGGAAGGGATTGATCCTCGATCTGACGCCTACTACGAGCGTATCGATTCTCGTATGCGTGAGAAATTCCCGGAGAAGTTTTCGAGCAACCCCAAGCGTTCTAATGTAGTGGCCCCGGCAACCCGAAGTACAGCGCCTAAAAAGATCGTACTGAAGCAGAGTCAGGTATCACTCGCTAAACGTCTAGGAATCCCGCTTGATTTATACGCCAAGCAAGTTGCATTGGAAATGAGAAAGGAACGTGAAAATGGCTGAGAACAAATTGACCCCCCAAATCCGTGAAGATCGTGACCTTGCTTCCCGCATTGCTGCGGAGCGACCAAAGCAATGGGCACCACCTACACTGCTACCCGACCCCAAACCGCAAGACGGCTGGGCGTATCGTTGGGTTCGTATTTCTACTCTTGGTCAAAACGATCCGACTAATATCTCTGCTAAGTTGCGCGAAGGCTGGGAACCGGTGCGAGCAACAGATCACCCAGAAGTCCATGTTTACGGCGATGCGGATACCCGTTTCAAAGACAACATCGTGATCGGCGGGTTGATGCTCTGCAAGACACCCTCAGAGTTTATTGCGCAGCGGGATGAGTATTTCCAAAGGCAAACTGACGGTCAGATGAATTCGATTGATAGTCACTTTATGCGCGAAAACAACCCAAAGATGCCCCTGTTCAAAGAGCGGCGGTCTGAGGTGAGTTTTGGTAAAGGCAGTTAACTTTTTTTAGGAGCTTTAAATGGCTTACCCGACCATTAATGGCCCTTACGGGCTAGTGCCGGTTAACCTGATGGGCGGTATTCCGTTCGCTGGGTCTACCCGGATGATTCCGATCAAGCAGAACTACGCGACAAACCTTTTTAACGGCGACGTTATTGGTCTGTCTGGTGGTAGCGCGGTCATCACCCCTTACAACGCTAATAGCTCGTCTGCTGCTGCAGCCGGTGATATTGTTGGCGTATTCTTGGGCGCTCAGTACCCCGGTACTACCCCTATCCTTGGCAACCTGCAAGGCCAGTACTACCCAGCTAATAGCAACCAGCCGGGTATGATCGCTTATGTGATGGACAACCCCACCGCGCTGTTTAAGGCATGTGTGTTGGCTCAAGCTCAAGGCTCGGCTAATACGCAAGCTAACACCAGCACGACGGTTGGCTACATGTCGCCACGGTTCGTTGGAACAAACGCCTTCCTCGTTGCCGGTAACACCGGTAGCACGACGACTGGCAACTCGGCAATGGGCATCTCTGGTGGTAACCCCACCGTGTCTAGCTCGGTAGCTGGAAATATCGTTCAGACGGTCGGTACTGGCTCAGGCACTGCACCTTGTTTGCGCGTTGTTCAGTTGGTTCAGGAAACCGCCGTTACGGTTGCTACTACGCTAACCAGCAGCCCATCGAACGCAACCACTTTCACCGTTGCTTCTACTACCGGTATCCAGCCCGGCATGGCAGTGACAATTGGTGGCACCGTTTATTCGGGTTCAAGTACCGCACCGTTCCCAACGCTTTCGACTTTGGTTGTTACCGGCGTTGTGACCAGCACTTCCACGATTACTGTTAGTTCGGCTGTGACCGCCACCTCTGGCGCAAGCGTGTCGTTCGTCGGTTTCCCAGAAGTGATCGTTGGCTGGAACTTCGGTTACCACAGCTATCTGCTCGCCGCTGGCGTCTAAGGAGTAAATCATGGCTATTTCACGCGCCCAACTACTTAAAGAACTGCTTCCGGGCCTCAACGCCCTGTTCGGTCTTGAGTATGCTCGCTATGGCGAGGAACACAAAGAGATCTACGACACCGAGACCTCTGAGCGTTCATTTGAAGAAGAGACCAAGCTCTCGGGCTTTGGTGCAGCACCGG